GCAACTTCTACGCTTGGGATGGCTCTAAGATTATCAAGGTCGTAGTTTTTCCAATGCTGTACGGAAAAATGCGCCATTTGCTCGGCAAGACGGGATGGCACGCTGCTAAACTAAAAGGAGTGAAAGACCTTGAAGCGGCGGCTCGTCTTGATTCTTATACCTTGGAGAACGAGAACTCGCTTATCACCATTGATAACTACATCGAAAGAAAGGGTCTGGTGAGACCATGACTTTAGAGCAATATCAAGATATTTGGTTGAATGGTGAGGTTAAAAAGCCTGGTATCCGTGATTGCGGAGTGAGGTGGGAAATGATGAAACCTCAGTTAGATAGGTGGAAACGCCCATTCACTGTTTTAGACTTTGGTGCTAATCTTGGTTATTATTCTTTGCGTCTTGTTGAAGAGTATGATTGTACTGTTGTTGCCGTTGAAAGTATTTATACTGAATGGTTGATGCAGGTTCTTGATGAGAACAAGCAGGACAGGGTTATTCTGTTAGATAAAAGATTCACTCTTCAGGATCTTCAGGAGTTGTCTGAGGTCGAGCATTTTGATTTGGTGCTTGCTTTGTCTGTTATGCATCATGTTGAAGGTGGTTCTTATGAGGAGATCTTGGATGCGTTTAGATCTTTGGGTGATGTATTGATTTCTGAGATTGCACTGGAGGGTCCGGCCTGCGGTCAGCATATTGTTCAAGATACGTATGTTCCTAAGAATGCTAAGGTGTTAGGTAAGCCTAAGTCTCATCTTGATGGTTCTGAGAGGGTTCTTTTTGTGTCGGAGCATAGGAAGAAAACTCTGGCTAAGTCTTATATTGGTACACCGTTGCGTGATACTGTTTTGGATATTCATTCGGATTATTATCATAAAGAGTATGTCAAGGCGGGTTCTGTCCGGCAATGGTTGCGTGGTATCAACTTGAAGACATGGATGGAGATGGGTGGTGTCGTTCCTTCTGCTGAAGAAATTGTTGAAATGTGCGAGAAGGAGAAACCTGACTTTATGAAAGGTGATATGATGCATGGAGACCTCGCTGTTCATAATGTTATTTTACAGGGGGATTCTGTTAAGTTTATCGACAGTCTTGATGTGAGAAGGCATGTTGAGATTGACGATGACTGGTTTGAAAAAATGGTTAATGAGATTTTAGATTCTAGGAGATAGTATGTTATTTGTTGATAAAAGAAAAGGTGATTCGGTTCCAACTCATGAGATTATTCCAACACCTAGTATTGGGCTTAATAGGGCTTTAGGTGGTGGTTTATACACGGGTGCAACACATTTGTTCTGGGGTACGCCTTCTGTTGGTAAGACAACAATGTGTTTTAGAATTCTTGCTGAGGCACAGAAGATGGGGTATAGGCCGATTATTGTTGATTCTGAGTATTCGTATTCAGAAGAGTATGCGGCTAAATGTGGGATTAATGTTGATGATGTTGTTCTGGTGCAGTCTACTGTGGTAGAAGATATTCTTAGACATCTTATCGGTTATTTGAATCATCCTGATGAGAAGCATATCTTTTTGTTTGATAGTTTGTCTAACATTGTTAAAGAAGAGTTTTATGATAAGCCTGATGGTGGTAAGGCTATGGGTCTGCAAGCTAGATCACAAGGCTACTTCCTACAAAAACTAGTGAACCATTTACATAAGGAGCGTAATATTATGCTCTTTGTAGCCCATCAGACAGTCGATCTTAGTGGGATGTACGCTGTAATGAAAGCTAAGATGGGAAATACTGTGCATCACAATATGCATAATATTATTAAGTTATTCTTGTCAATGTCGCAAAAGGAGATGGAACGTGAAGACAGAACTAATAAGATCACAAGTCAGCGTGCTACATGGACTATTGAAAAGACTAAGCAACTGCCTACTATTGGCACACAGGGTTATTACTATGTTCTTCCGCAAGAGGGCCGGATAGACGTAGAGAGAGAGTTGATTGAGATGGCAGTTGAGAATGACATCATCCAGCGTCGTGGCGCTTGGTATGCTTATGGTGAGCAGAAGTGGAATGGTACTGCTAATATTGATCTGACTTTTGAACAGATGGAGGAAATTTACAAGGAGTTGATAGGGTGAAGCGAGATGAAAATCAAGAAGCTAAGCGAGATAAAGCAAAGCCTGTTAAGAACTCAGGTAGAGGGTTTCGAAAGGGAGATGCGACTTTCCACAGGTTTCTTCTTGACTATAAGCATAATGGTAGTAGTTTTACTCTTAGCAGAACGGCTTGGTTAAAGCATAGAAAAGATGCTTGGAGAAATCAGTACCGCTACCCATGCATTTCAGTGGTCCTAGGGGAAGACTCTGATACTAAGGTTGCTATAATCGACTGGCAGGTGTTCAAAGAACTCATTGAGGGTTCGGATTATGAATAAGCTTGACTCTAAAAACTATAAGAGGTTTATTAAAAAAGTTAATAAAACAAATGGTTGCTGGTTATGGACTGCCGCAAAAAGCGATAAAGGATACGGTCAGTTTAAATTGAACGGGAAGGCGTCACCAGCACATAGGATTTCATACACGCACTTTGTTGGTACGATTCCAGACGGCTTACATATTGATCATCTTTGCAGAAATAGGTCATGTGTTAATCCAGATCATCTTGAACCTGTTTCACAGCGTGAAAACATGAGGAGAGGGGAGATATGGAATACCTCAGGGAAATACCAGTTAAAAAGAACGCACTGCCCTAGAGGGCATGAATATTCTGATGAGAATACATATGTTTATAAAAATTCTAGATATTGCAGAGAATGTAATAGATTATCAAAGTATAATTGACTGGGAAGTTTTTAAGGAGTTGATACGTGACTCAGATTACGAATGAGGAACTATATCAGATGGCATTTTACTATGTCGTCGGAATAGTTAGCGGTATGGAGTATTACGAGGATGTTCCAGTACCAGATCTTGTTGATGGATTTCTTCAGAGGGCAGAGGATATAATCTTAGAGCAACGTCGAAATTATGAAGAAGGTTGAGAGGCACGGAATTTTTGGGTGGATCATGACTGCCATTGTGGTTATAGGATATGACTATTGGGCGGTACATGGCCGTCGTCAAACTATGTCTAGTGCGTTTAAGAATGGTCTGTCTAGAAAGACTACCGTGTTTCCAACATTTATTGGTTGGGCGATACTTACCTGGCACTTGTTCAGGCCGGACTCTTTAAAAAAGACAGATTTATTTTCACTAGTAGTGGATAGGAAAACAATTGACTAATTTTTATATTGATGTAGACAAGATATCAGAAATGATGGGTGACCAGGCCGAAGAGTTCATTGAGTGCATGAAGATCGTTCAGGATATTATTGAACGCCCAGAGACTTATGTGGGTGGTCAGGCGATTAGGTATGCTAATCAACTTGCGGCCTACAGGACGACTATGATTATTAAGTCTCAAATGTTTAAGAGAAAGTCTTCTCTTATGAGTGAGCAAGACAAGTTTATCAATGATATTTGGAAGACAATGTATGAAGCTCTAGGTGAAAATATTAACGTATTAAAACTATCTGCTAGAACAGGGATATCATGAAGTCTTTAGGCGCACTTAGGAAAACAGAAGAGAAGAAGGCGGTTGTTGAGAGCAATCAGCTTACCGGCTCTCAGATGGAAGACTGGATTGTAGAGAATGTCGATCTGAGCCTTGAAAAGCGAAACGAGCCGGTTTATAAGCAGGTTGATTATTTTAGACCTAGTACTACGAATCAATGTGCTCGTTACTGGTATTATATGTTTGATGGAGTCACCTACACCCCCTCGTTTAGCCCTCAGACATATCGCATCTTTGACAATGGCCACGCTGTTCATGATCGCCTATATTCCTATCTTGATGATATGGGTATTCTCGTCGCCTCTGAGATACCAATCTCAAACGACGACCCGCCTATTCAGGGAACAGCAGACGGAATAATCGAACTTGACGGCAAGAAACTTATTGAGTTAAAGTCAATCTCGTCAGAGGGTTTCCACTATAGGCAACTTGCACATAAGCCTAGTGATGACCATGTAAGACAAGCTAATCTTTACATGCATTGTCTTGGTTTAGACTCTGGATTTGTAATTTATGAGAACAAAAACAACCAGCAAATTTTACCTATCTACATCGAGCGAGACGACGTATTTCTTGATAAACTATTTAAGAAGTATAGGAAAATCTATCAAAGCGTAAAAGATGGAGTCATTCCTGAACGTCCTTACAAAAGGACTTCAAAGCACTGCGCTAGATGTGAACTGGCAACGCTGTGCTGGGCGGATAACAGTAGTGACCAAGAGTACGAATCATTTTGAACCGATATTGTGTAAAAATGAAGAGTGTAGAAAAGTTTTTGTACCAAAAACGTACAATGCGGTGTTTTGTTCCCCAGATTGCAGACGAGTTGTCACAAACAAGAAACTGCTTGAGAACTATCACAAAAACAAAGAAAAGAAAAGATCTAAACGAGTATGTGAAACCTCTAATTGCACTACTATCTTATCTTCTTACAACAAAGAAGACATTTGTGAAAGGTGTAAGAGGGAGCGGTACATAGAAAGACTCGTCTCTTGGGGTTGGGATGAAAAGAGTTTAAGAGATGAGTATCGTTAGGGTTGTTAACAGCATGAAGAAATTGCGGGCCATTGCTGTTGATCCTGCTTCTCATTCGCTTGCTTGGTCTGTAGTGGATATTGAGTGGAAAACCATGAACGTGGTAGCAACTGGTAAAATAGACTTTAAGGACACCAAAGAAGTCTCTGGCAAGTTTGCTGCAATAAAAAGTGGTATAAGTGAGGTTTGCCTTA